AAACGAGAAGCAGTTACGGGTGATGCTCGGGAAATAACCGAAGGTATTCCTCGGGATGGGTTCAATGATGCGACAGGTGAGTTTCCTAACCAAGATTACTTTTATGGATCCTCGATCAATAAAGCAGCAAAAGGTGAGAAGATCAATGCTTTGTTTTCAGGAGGAGGAGACTATGGTGTTCCGACTTTACTTCCTGAACAACGTCCTTCTCAGTATCCTTTTAATCAAGTAAATGAATCTAAAAGCGGTCATGTTGTTGAAATAGACGATACTCCCGGTGGCGAGCGCATCTTAATTCGTCATCGATTGGGACATGGATTAGAACTACGCGCAGACGGAAGTGTTTTGTTTTCCTCTGTTAACAATAAAGTAGAAATCACTGGAGGTGATGAAACTATTATTGTGGAAGGAAACGGTAATCTAGTGTACAGTGGTGACCTTAATTTACATGTGACCGGAGATTATAATGTTACCGTAGATGGTAATTATAATGTCAAGACCGCAGGTAATAAAACCGAAGAAATACACCGTAATCATATTAAGACAATTGAAGAGAATCAGAACTATATTGTGAAAGGTGATCGAAGTGCAAAGATTATTGGAACTTCTACCGACACAATATTTGGGGACAATCATTGGTTAGTCAAAGGTTTACAGAAGAATTATGTTGAAGGTTTGATCGAATTCAACAGTGGTAAATCAATTTTATCAACATCCGTAGAGAAGTATACAATCACTTCTCAAGAGATACGAATTACTGGGCATACTCTAGAAGCAACTGCCGCTCTCGGTATAATTGGAGGGGAACAGGTCGATCATTTTGGTAAGATGTTCGGTGGTCCTGCCAAAGGATTGGGTGGGGGTACTACCTTCTATGGTACTCTGGTCGGTAAAGCAAGCAATGCTATTGTGTCAGACTTTGCAGAGGAAGCAGGAAAAGCATCCCATGCTCGACAGGCAGCACATGCTCGACGGGCAGATCTGGCGATGGTTGCCAAAGAAGCAGTAAACACATGGCTGGATACTCTTTCTGCGGATCCTTCGTCTGGGTACGGGTTTGGCGATTACGATTCGGTCGGCCCCCCCGAAACTTATCCGACTATTTTTAACTATGTTCAGATTCCACCGACTGCTCCGATGCCTACCAGTGCCACTATCATTGGAAAAATATCGGGCAGTGAGTATGCGGTACAGAACGTGAAAATTGATATTGCGTCAACCGATCCCGACTCGATCAAATTAAAAATACTACGTAGTGATGACTATGATGAACTGTTTACTTTTGACCCTACTATACATGAGATTAGATCCAAATTAAGAGACAAAACTAATCGAGAAAACGGTAAGTTCACTTCGTTTTTGGTTGCAGAAGGCAAGTTAAATTCTGAATTCAAAAGGGTGGTGCCTAAAAAGATCAATCGTTCGGTCAATAAAAAATCAGTTTCAAGGTTTGGATTTAAGTTTATAGGCAATAATCCTGCGGATAAGAAGAGCAAGAGGTTTACAGTATGATTTACTTGGCAGATCCCGTTTACAATCCTAATTTTGTTACGGACTTTACTAGTGCCACTAAACTTGGCCGTGGTATTACGATGGGCAAATTCCTTGGAAGTCGAGGAACAAGGACTCAGTTGATACAATTAACTACTGACATTCCTCAACTTGCACGAAACCTTTACCTTCATGCCGAACTTCTGACTAATGCCAAGAAAAATCCGGATTTCGGAACTGTACGGATCACTGTAAGTGAGGGAGTATATCTTCCGGCAATCAACGAAACTCCAAGCGGAGTCAATAAACTTAAAGTCGATGGTCGCGCCGTGGTCTATCAAGTCATTAACAAGAAAGGAAAGACTGACATTCCTAAGACGTATGATCTTGCCAACTACTGGAAGGATTATGCCGACTATGATCGATTGTCTATTGACTACGATACATACGATCCCTCCGGAGAATTGACTGCACAGTTAGTAGTAGAAATGCCAATGGTTCCGGAAACTTTCGATCTCCAGTTTAAAAGTGCAATTGATACTTATTACAACGGAGAATTGCAGTCGAAGAATGAATTAATAGAAATCCTAGAATAAATGTATAAATAAGCATATGGCAAAAATACAAAGTACAGAAGACAAAAACTTACAGTCAGTATCTCTAGTTACTAACAGAAAACTAGTTTACTCTGATCTAGACTTATCTTTTGCCGTAAATACTACGGCAAGTGATGATATCTTTAAGAAAACTGATGCTGCGGCAGTCAAACAAGCAGTTAAAAATCTTTTATTAAGTAATGAATGCGATAAACCTTTTCGTCCGAGATATGGGGCAAACCTAACTAAAATGTTATTTGACTTGGTAGATGATGAAGATGCCGAAGACGATATTCGCGAACGGATATATCAGGTCATTGACCAATACGAACCTCGTGCGTCCATTGAAGAATTAGAAGTAAATCTTGCACCAGATCAGAATAGATTACAAGTAAAATTAACTTTTCGTGTGTTGAACATTGATCAGACCGAAACTCTAGAAACTACTGTTACGAGGTACAGATGACGGAAACTACTATAAAATCGACCGGACTAGACTTCAATTCGATTAAAAACAATCTTAAAACGTTTTTTAAATCTACCGAAGAGTTTAACGATTACAATTTTGAAGCAAGCGGTCTTTCCAATCTTCTGGATGTTCTTGCATACAACACACACTATAACGGATTGATTGCTAACTTTGCTTTGAACGAAAGTTATTTAAGTACAGCACAGTTACGTAGTAGTATGGTAGGTCTTGCCGGAGCATTAGGTTATAATGTTAGGAGTCAAACTGCCGCAAAGGCCATTGTCCGATTACAAGTCACTGATGTTGCCGGACCTTCAATATATACCTTACCCTCTGGAACCACCTTTACCACTACCGTAGAAGGAACTGCATTTACATTTCAGACACGAGAAACTTATAATGCAACCAAAGACGGAAGTGGAAACTATCAATTTGTTGATGCAGATGGTAATAAAGATCTCTATATTACAGAAGGCATCGAAAAAACTAAAATCTTTCTGGCGGGCCCTGCAAGTGAGACCGATACTTACGTCATTCCTGATGAGTCTATGGACTCTTCGACTGCGATAATCAAAGTCTACAATTCTGCAACTTCACCTACATACGTGGCCTATCAAAACATTGATGTTATCACAACGATTGATGAGAATACTCGAATCTATGTGTTGAAAGAATCACCCAACGGTTACTACGAGGTTACTTTTGGTAATGGTTCGACTCTCGGTATCTCTCCGGTTTCAGGAGAAAAGATTGAAGTTAGTTATCTTTCTTGCGGTGGACCAACTGCTAATGGAGGACTTAACTTTACTCCAACCAGTGAATTCCCACTTGCTGGAGGAGGCACCACTCCCATTACTGTCATAAGAGTGCAGAAAAGTGCTGGTGGTAGTGACAAAGAAGTTATCGAGTCTATTCGAAAGAATGCGCCCTACCTCTATGCGTCACAAAACCGAATGGTAACTGCGGCAGATTATTCGACTCTTGTACTTCGAAATTTTGGTCAGTACATTGATGATATTAAAGCATGGGGAGGGGAGGATAATATACCTCAAAACATTGGGGCAGTATACTTGTCTATCTCATTCAAAGAAGGGGTAAATATTCCGGCACAAAAGACGGCAATTACGGCATATGCCAAAGACCTATCGGTTGCCAGCTTTGAAGTTAAATATACCGATCCTATTATTACTTACTTAGAAATCACTCCAGTATTTCAATTCAATTCAAGACTATCAAGCGTGACCAATCTTCAAGCACAGACACTAGTCGATAATTCAGTAAGTAACTATTTCACTGCCAACATTGGAAAGTTTGATCAATCTTTTAGACGATCTAATCTTTTGACTTCGATTGATGATACTGATGTCGGGATCTTATCCTCTCGGGCAATCGTTCGAATGCAACAACGCCTTGCCTCGACAGATATAAACTTTACTGTTGGGAAAGATTATACATTTACTTTTCCTGGATCAATTCTCTCAGATTTCGATGATGAAACAATTCTTGAGACGAGTGATTTCACCTTTTCAAACCGAACTTGTGCCATTCGAAATAGAATTGGATCAAACATCCTTGAAATATTTGATCGGGGTAGTGCTACGGTGCTCACGACCAATACGGGTTATTTTGATCCTCAAAGAGGTATTGTATATATTCAAGGGTTTGCACCTCAAGCATTGTCCGGTGGTGATTCTTACCTGCGAGTGTCTGTCCTCTCAGGCAACCAAGGGAACATCAATACGGTTCGAGAAAATGTTCTTGCTCTAGATGCTATTAGATCGTCTTCTTCAGCAGTCATTACAACTTCAGTATAAATAGGAAGGTAAACGGAAAATAAGATATGAGCGATCCAAAAGCAACCATTACCCAAGAACTGAAAACCACCTTGGTTGACCTTCTTCAGAAAGACCTTGATTCGGCAGACAATAGTTATTATATTGCGCTCGGACGATCCAAAGCATGGCCTGGAAATAACGATGTTCCCGAACAACCAGAAGCATCGGGCACCGCATCGATTAAAGACCTTCGTGCGTCATTTCAATCCTATAAGATTTCTGCCAACAATACGGCAATCATAACTAATAGTTCATGGGATGTTAGCGGTACGACCTCGTATTTTCCGTTCGATGACAAATACAGCACACAGTCCAATGAATATTACGTAATAAATGATAGCGATGAAGTTTTCGTCTGTGTTGAAAACGGAAGGAATCTGATTACTGGTGCAATAGTTCCTAGCACGATACGTCCCAGTGCACCCACCAAAACTGTGGCAGATCCTAGCCAATCGCCTCCCAACGATCAAATACGTACCTTCAAGACCTCTGATGGATATCACTGGCGGTACTTGTACAAAGCAAGTCCCTTTGCGTCAACTCAATTTAAAACCAACACTTTGATGCCGGTCAAACGCGTTCGAGGTGCTCCTACATTAGAAGAAGAAATTGAACAGCAACAGATGCAAGACAGTTCTTTTGCAGGAGAAATCTTATCAATTCAGGTTGTTGACGGAGGGTCTAATTACAGTGCTCCTACGGTTACTTTCAGTGGCAATGGTACTGCTAATGACGGAGAAGGTAATCCTTTAGGTTTTTCTGCCATCCAATCGGGGGGTGTTATTACTCACATTGGTTTAGATTCAGACGGAGTAGGTAAAATTGTACACGGTAGTGGATACACTGATGTTCAACTCACCGTTACAGACGGGGGTTCGGGGTCAGGTGCAATCTTAAGACCAGTTATCGGTAATCTCAATAAAGATCCTCGGGCAACCTTAAGAAGTAACGGTTTGTTGATTAAAACGGATTTTCAGAACTCCGAATTAAATACTATTTTGGCAGAGAACGATTTCCGAACAGTAGCACTCATACGTAATCCAAGTCAATATGGAGGAGGTTCGTTAACTGCTAATACGGCAAATGCTTTGAGTGCTTTATCCTTGACCGGAATCAGTGGTACGTTTATTGAAGATGAATTGATATCACAAGCGGCTACGGGTAGTCAAGGATATGTTGTAAATTTGGACGGAAGTACTCTGTATTACATACAAGACATTTCTTTGGGTATCCAAGCATTTGATAACTCTTTGGTCACTACGGCAAGTGGTGGTCAGGGTACTGTTACTGGGACTATCAATCCAGATGTTGACGTATTTTCAGGAGATATTCTCTATATAAGTAACGATAGTGATACGCCCAGAAATTCATCACAAACTGAAGAAATAAGATTGATAGTAAATTTTTAATATGAGTATAAGACGTAGTAGACCTGAATTTAAACTTAAAGGTTATCCAGATGTTTATATGATATCGATGTCGGATGACGAGAAATCTCAATATTTTAAAAATTTAGTACTTCCCAGTTGGGAAAAATTTGGAGTAAAGGTTAATCATTTTGAAGCAATCACTCCGAAAGATTTTAGTAAATATAACAATACCCCGATTAGTTACGGTTTAAACGGTTATAAAAACAGTACAAAAGTAGGAACGGCAAACAGGAAATTTACACCAACAGAAAAAGCAATATGGTTCTCTGCATACGAATGTTGGAAAATGTGTGTAAAAGAAAATAAAGCATTTATATTCATAGAACATGATTGTGAATTACTTAAATTGCCTCCTATAAATCTATTACGAGACAATGAAATGATTTTATTATGTAACTGGAGAGGTAAAAGAGCAAATCCAATGACAGGATATTATCTAACACCTCCAATTGCAAAGATGTTAATTGAAATGCTTGAGTTACCGACACACTACAATGTAGATGCATGGGTACAAGAAATGGCAATTAACGTAGGTAGATTCGATACCTCATATATGCGGGTGGTAAAGTGGGAAGATGAAGAAGGACGACAAATAAGCACGATAGATCATCGTGTAGAAAAGATAGATCAAAAATACTTAGACTTTAAGGGATAGAGAACACCATGGCGAATTTCACCAAAAACACATTTTCGCAGACATACTTCGATGATTGGGATAAGAATAATAATTATCATCGTGTGTTATTCAACAGTGGTCGAGCACTTCAAGCAAGAGAGTTGACTCAAATGCAGAGCATCATCAATGGTGAGATGCGACGATTGGGTAACAACATATACAAGGAAGGCGCGGCGGTATCTGCTGGTGAAATTACTGTCAACGCTACCTATCAGTTTGTTAAAATAACAACCTCGATTGAAAACGTTGTAGTCGGGGAAGAAATTGAGCAGCAGTCTGCTCCTTCTGGTGTCAAGGCAATTGTTCTTGAAAAGGATTCAGTAAACAACATCTTATATGTACGGTATGTCTCTGACGGTACGGCAACGATAGGCACAGAATCGGTTCGTTTTTCTCAGGGAGGTACTCTCCTTTCCCCCAATGCTGGTTCTTTGACGATAACAAATGCTGGGGCAGGAGCAGATGTAGGGAGTGCATGTAAAGTAACCATAGGTGAAGGTGATTTCTATACTATGGGTCACTTCGTGCATGCGCGTGAGCAGTCTATTATTCTTGGACCAGTTCCTCGAAATCCTGCCAATGCTGTGCTTGGTTTTAAAGTAAACCAAAGTGTCACAACTGTCAATTCTGATTCCGATGGTTATGGTGGTGCGATTGGAAGTCAACTTTATGATAACTGGGGTGGCACTTCTAATACTTCAGCACCCGGAGCAGATCGATATACAATTCGTTTAGATATAATAGAAGAAAGTGCCGTTACATCAGATGATACCTTCCTATTCATTTGTCGTATAGAAAACGGTAAACTCACTGAGCAAGTACAGGAAATTGATGCTTACAACAAGATCAATGATTTGCTTGCCGCAAGAACTAAAGAAGAATCTGGTAACTATCTGGTTGCACCTTTTACTGCACATTATGAAGATGACAACAATGCAGATTCGGATTTGACAATGGTTCTGTCAGCGGGTACGGCATATGTTAACGGTTATCGAATCGATAAACAAGTGCCCACTAAAATTCGTGTACCTCGTCCAGATGCAACCGAAACAATAAACAATGGTGGTATTGGTATTGCTCATGGGCAGTATGTAAACGTCACTATGCCTACAGGATTGTCCAGCGGTCAATTCCCATTGATCAGTGCTAATAGCAGTACTGTTCTGGAAGTAGATCTTCGATCCGCGGCCGGATACGGCGGGAGTACAATAGGTAGTGCTACGGTAACCGACATAACTAAAGTTGGAGGAGGCGTTTTTAAGTTACACCTTACTC